CAGGAGGTGTTTCTTCAGTAGTTTTTTCTTCTCCCTCTGCAGGAGGGGTTTCCTCTGCTGTTTCAGTAGAGGATTCTGCTCCAGCTTCTCCTCCTTCTTCTCCAGCTTCTCCTTCTTTCTCTTTTTCCTTCTTCTCTTTCTCTTTCCTTTTTAATGCCTCCTTGTTAGCATCAATATCTTGCTTAGAAATTCCTAGGTATGTTTCTATTAGGAAAGCATTAGAGAAAAAGGGTTTTTCCTCATCTCCCATGATTCCACCTAAAGCAGCTACCGCCTCTTTTCTTTTGTTTATTATATCAATTTCTTGATTTAACTTAAATGGGTTATCCGAGAAATAATCAAGTCCTAATTGACTCTTAAACATAAAATCATCCTCCAGTTTAGGATACTTCTTCACCATTTGTATCCAGAGTGGTTTTGTTACTATTTCCTGGAATATTGATCTCAATCTAGAAATAAACTTAGCAAATCTTATTTCTTCTTTGTCTAACCCCTCAGCCCCGTTAGAATATGGAGAAGTTGTACCTCCGTCTGGGTTATGAAATCTTGAAGGAGGGACTTTAGATTCAAGTATAAATTTATCAAAGAAATACGCTAGAGGAGCTGGGTCGTTAAGGTTAGGTCCATCTGTTGTTATAGGTTCTATAGAAGGCGTTCCGTTAACGCCAGAAGGCATTAGGTAGTTTTTATAAAATTGTATCTTAGGCCTTCCGTCTATACTTAATTCTCCACTATCGTCATTCAATTGAATATCCTCCTTATAAATGCTCATTAGTTCTCCCAGTGTTTGCATACCCTTTTGTTGGGATTTACTACCAATAGGAACCGTCATTTTTAGCTTAAATGAAGCGTTCATTACAGACCAAATTACTCTCGTATATTCTATAATTCGAAGAATATTATAAGGTCTTATTAATCTCTCTATGTAGCTTACTCTTGATACAGCATTACCCTTAGCGTATGAAATGTAAATTATCTGAGGGTCATAAAGGACTCTTTTTTTCTTAGGATCTTGAGGATACTGAGTCCATGTATTAATAAAGGATCCGTCTATTTGTTTTTCTACACTGGGTATTAAAGATATTGGATCTAATTCTTTAAATCCAACTATCTCCTTTCCTTTATCATCATAGATAATCTCAAAAGCTAAAAACCCATCAACTATGAATTGTCTGAAATATTGCCATGCGGTAATATCATCGGAGAATCCCCATATATCATAAAGCTTCTTGAATGTCTCATATAAATCATCCTTCAGCTTTTCGTTAATATCACTGAGATCTATAAAATCGGGATATGCGAAAAAATTAGAGGGATCATAAGAAATAGACTCGTCGCATATCGTATCTAAAACCCACTCTATTTCAGGATTAAGAGAAAACTTTCTTAAATAATCTCTTTTACCCTTATAGTCCTTATCAAAGTACCCGATAAATTGTTTAGAAGATATATCTTGCTTAGCAAGGGTCCAAAGCATGCTCTCATCCTCTACATTGGATTTATTCTTATTAAGGAACGATGCCTCAGTTACACCAACAGCTTGGGAGTTACGAATGACCATGTCATCGTACTTCATACCGAAGGTACTTAATTTTCTTACTGAATCCCTGATCCTCTGAATAACAGGGGTTTGTCCGGGATTATTATTTTCGACGAATCCAGCCATTTTTAATTCTAGATCGAAATACTATTTTAATTTCGATTCATATTCACTATATATCCCTGATATATTTAACCCCTCGACCAGATTAACGGTTAGATAGGGTAGTTTAGACCAATCCTTATAAATAATCGATCCAGCATTCTTTATGAAAGACGTTTTAAATCCAAAGAGAGAAGACTTATATCCGGTGTCTCCTAAAATTTTATTTAATTCAGAATCCTTTAAATTTAAAGGAGAAGCTATTCCACCTTCTGATTCGGAAATGCCGTTATCTTTTATTGTCTGCTCGAATGAATCAAAAATTCTGCTTATAATTTCCATTCTGTATTTCATTGGGGTAGTTACTAGATCTATACCTTTCATTATTTTAAATCCTCCGGTTTCAAAAAAATCTGTACATAAAATTACAGGAAATCTATCTATAAACTTCCTTTCTTTGGTAATTTTAGAATCGGTTGAATAATTAAAGTAGTAAATTTTTCCGGGTATTATTGAAATCGGTTGAGGTAGAAATTTCTTATCGTTTTTAAAATACTCTTTTAGAAAATACTCATCAGTCTCCCTGAAGATGTTTTTATTAGTACCTATCTTATCCCGGTATTCTAAAACTAGATCCTTGAAACTCATTTACTTCTAAAAAGAAAATTTTCATCTATCACACCAAATTTAAATCCTCTCTTCGATGCCCATTCTTTAGCTGCCTTAAACTTAGCCTGATTTGTTATCCAAATCTGCATATTTCTATTATAAGATTTTAGCTTACTCAGAGTATTTACACCCTCATAAATAGGTTTTTTTGTCTGATTCTCTGGTTTTATTTCAATGATCCAATCTTGCTCTTCCCCACTTTCCTTTAGAACCTTTATATAGAAATCAACATTATATTTATGATCCTTCTTGTCTAATGGATTGTAGTAATCTATCGATACTGGTTCAGAACTCCATTTTAAAATCGATTCGTTTGTATCACAGTAAGTACAGAATCTATACTCCCACGAGGATCTGTATATGATATTGTGTATATCACCTATGTACTTTTCCGGATTTCTGGGTTCATATTTACCTGACCGATATTCTCCGTTAGGTTTTACTTTCTTAATATCAACCATTAAAAAGAATTTTATACGTTATATGTATTATCCTCTCCTGTAATGTAGCTAAAAGGTATAGTTCTTGGACTCTTAGGTGGATGTATTTTCTTCCATCCTTTAGCAAAACCATTCTTAGCTATTTGTGTGAAATAAGCAAATGGATTATTCGATTTATCGGGATTGAATCTATTCCAATACTTGCAAAGATCTTCCATGGCAAAGGCCATACAATCTTCCCTGTCTTCCGGATCTTTATATGACATTTTTTTGGATATCCCGTGTATCATTAGATTAAACATCTCTATAGTATCTGGGGTTAAATGTCCCTTTTGTTTGGATTCCACTACCGCGGCCAACAATTCACTATTTTTTACATAATCTTTAGCCATTAAGGTTTAATTATTTTTGTTTGTTTGTTTGTTATCTATTCTACTGATAGAACAGAAAAAGATTTCAAAAAAAGAATGTAGCCCATTAGAGCTACATTCCTTTATGATTTTTTTATGATTTTTATTCCTTTTCTCCTCCCTCTTCCTCTTCTTCTACTATGTTTTTTCCTGTTGGTGCCTTGCTTAGTTTTCCTTTAGAGGATTGGACGAAAGGGTTTCCTTTTTTATTCTGATCTTCTGATTTTGGAGCGAAGTAGAAGTTACGACTGGGGTTTTTTTTTGAGCCCTCATCTTCATTCATCGTTGAATTGTACCCATGTAGCGAATCCATCTTCATGTCGATTGTTCCTTTATGATCTCCAGGGGCTTTAGAAAATCCATGCCCTTTTGAAAAATCAGTCAAAAGTTTCTTCTGATCTGATAGAGGCATTTCTGATTTGTTAAGTTTGTTTCCGTTACCGCTTAACATATCAAAGTTCTCTTTTACTTCCTCTTCTGAATCGTCCTCATCCGAAGAATCAGCATTATCTTCAGCTGCTTGACTAAGAGCCTCTTCTAAATCAGTAATTTCACTGATTAGAAAATCTGAAGTTTTACCGGTATCTAGAAGAACCGTGTATCTTCCCGAAGTAGCATCTATAGAAATTATCTTACCAGTATCTCCCGATTCTTTAACTTTAATAAAATCGCCAATGTTAAATTTCTCATCTTCAAAGATTTCTAAAGAATTCTCCAATTCTATAGTTGATTCAGCTGAAGATATCTCTATATTAATTTGGTTCCACTTCTCTCTAAGAACGTTAAGCTCATTCTCTAATAGTTTTTTAGCTGACATAATCTCAGGCGAAGCAGAATATAGAGGGTTAGTTGACATTAATGTTTCTAACTTGTTTATTTGTTCCTCTACTTTGGAAATGTTCTCAATAACCTTGTTTCTGTCATTTACCATAATAGATTTAACCCTATTTTCTCCAACTAAAAATTCTGTTAATCCCTCAGAGATATCATATCTCATAAATTCCTTAACCATTGATACTGCCTGATTTCCAGTAACCTTATAGATTGAATTTTCATTCATTCCTTGGTTAATCTTCTGAAGATAAATTTGATTATTCCATTTAATTAGATTGATAGCAAGTCCTTCAAATACATTTGATTCTATGCTCTTGGCGAAATCAAGTTCAACTATATTTTGGTAGTTAGTGTAAAGTCTCATAATATCTGATACGACCTGAGTTTCATTTACTCCAAAATATGTAGCTGACTCTAAGCCTAATATTTTAGCTAATCCAGAAGGATCGCCAAATTTAAGTTTTCTCTTTCCTAAATAAACTGATACTTCCTCTCCTTCCTCTATTATTCTAACAGTGCTTTTACCTAACTGAACGAAAATCCCTTCCTCGTTAACTCTAACGTATTGTCTGTTGAAAGATTCTATCAATTGAATATAATCGCTAGATAAGCCAGCAACTTCTTTTCTTGTTAGCTTCTTAATGTCAGCAGAATTAGATTCAAAAACGTTTCCTCCTAGATAGAAGATAGATTTATGACTCCCTAACATAACAGGAGAGAAAACTCTAGATACACTAGATTCTCCTTGAGCTATAGTAGGAATTTCCAATCTTCTATTATCTGTGTTCTCATTTACATTTATAAAGTTGATTAAGTTTCTAACAACTGGATTAAATGACCACTTAGAAATATTTTTAACTAATAGGGCATTTGATTTACTCTCGGAAACTAACCACTCATTAAGAATATCATTAAGATCGGAATAGAAAGCGGAGCTTCCTGTGTTTTTTATTGATTCAATAACTTTAGAAACCTCGATCTCTCTTGAAAGTGTCTCTGCTTTTTCCATAAGACCCGAGGAAACTCCTTTAACAGTATCGTCCCAGTTTAGAGGTTGAATATCATTCAAAAAATTATGAACTAATGCGAATTCAGGTATTCTCTTATTTACTATAAGATTCTGATATTGCTCGCATATAATTCTAGCTTTAGGGTATGTATAGATGGATGATGTTTTTATCATACCAATAGATTCTAATACACCAAGATTATTAATCTCGTTTGATTTTAAAAACCCTTGTGCAGATCCATCAATCGAACTTACTCTTCCAAGCTCCTGTAAGAATGATTCCTCTTCCTTTACAGAAGTTATAGCACTAATGAATTTCTTTCCTATCTCTTTTATCTGGTCAACCAAAGTCTTTTTCTTACCTAAGACCTCAATGATTTTTTTCATTGTGGCAATTCCAACCATACCATCTGTGGTTAATCCATTAGCTTTTTGGAATTCCTTAACTTTAGTTTCTAGGGCTGGTCCAAAAATACCATCTGGATTTGGTACAGCAAGATAGATTTGTAATTCTTTTACTCTTTCCCCTTTCTCGCCTTTCTTTATTGTCTTATAAGCTTTCTCTACTGCAGCAGGATCTGTCATTTCTGCCTCGTTTAATGAGCCATATGATCCAGCATTACCCAATGATTTGTTATTGTTTATTCCGCCCCAAGACTCCATAATTGACTCTGCTACTCTTCTTGAAGCTTCCATTTCTTCGTTTCTTATAGCATCTACGTGGCTTTGTACATTGCTCACGGTATCATTAGATATATTGTGATTCTCTAAAGATTCAATCAATAACTCCTTAGAAACAGATCCACCATTAAGGAAATTTTCGCAAAGAGCTTTGACTTCAGCAGATTTTGTTGTGTCTTTTAGCTTTTTTACCTGGTTTAAGAATTCCATAGTTAAATTTTTTTTTCAAATTATATATCCAAACAGAATACAAAACTTTTACAGTATATATTTAACCCAATGCGGGTTTTACTGTCCGATTAGCATCTCTAACCTTATTTTTATATCAGTGTGTGGATTGCAGAAAGTAATTCCCCCATCCTGCTGAGTTGTTCCTGGCTTACTTAGATTCCATCCCTCGTGACCAGCATCAACAGTGGATATTCTTTTACCGCTTAAAATCATAAGCTCACCCATGTAATATGTTTTTCCCTGGTATGTCCAAGTTAAGTATTTTTTTGACTCTACTATATTACTAGGAAATATTGCTTTTATAGCAATAAAGGAAACAAATCCATATTCATCAGCTACATCGGGCTGACTTAAAAGATAGCAAGAAGATTCATTTAGCATTGCTCTGTTCCTAGCAAAATTCTGGATCTCCCAGGAAAGATCAGACATACTTAGGTATTGCTGTGGGTTATTAGTTCTACCTGTATCAAGTACGAGATTTCCTCGGTTGAATCTAAATCCTTCCAGTACATCATATGGGCATGTTATTGGTTGTGTTGCCATCTTAGTTTGCTGCTATTACTGTTAACTTGACGTTGTAGTCAGTGGGGTTGGTGAATATAAATCCACCATCAGAGCTATTAGCATTACCTGTGTGTCCGTAAGTAGAGAAAGGATCCACGTCCCATCCTCTCCATTGAGACCCGTTCTTAACCGCTCCTGTTAAGACCATAAATTCTCCCATTATATTTCTCTCGTTTGCCTTATAATCCCAGAAAAGAACCTTCTGATCTTCCGGTGTTTCTGGAAGATAATATGCTCTTGCTATTAACATGGAAACCTCACCCGTAGTTCCGTAGAAAGATCCGGGATCTAGATTTGCTGATGATCTAGGACCGATAACCATTGAGACTTTCTGAAATTCAGAGAAATCCTGGAGAGGATGGAAAAAATCTACTAAATCTACGTAATTTAGTGTCTGTGACTGCTGTGTTACACGGAATGACTCCTTTATGAATTTTATTTCTGTCGGATCATTAAATCTTTTAAAAGTTGCCTCAACTCTCTCAAGATCCCGAGTTATTTCAGCTATGTTAGTATATCGGGTAACAAACCCACCGGTAGATCCACCTAAAGGATCCATCGGATATGCTGCGCTACCTCCTGCAAAAAGTTCAGATCCTATATCGGAAGCACTTCCACCATAAAAATTATTATTCTGGTTATCTGCCAAGTTTCTTTATTATTTTAATCTGGTCGGATCCTCGTATATGAAGTTATTTCTGCTTTTTTGAACGGGATCAGGCTGAGGTTCTTGATTGTTCAAAATCTCTTCTTTAATCACCTCGCTTGTCTTCACCTCTTGCTCTTCTGCAGTATTTTCACTTTCATCTCCGCTTATATTATCTATATTTATCTCCTCTTCTTGAACTATTCCGGCGGATTCATCTGGCTTAATATAATCAACTAGAGACTTAATAAACCCAAGAGCTACTAGAGGAAGAATTGCACCACTTATTATCGACAATATTCTTTTCTGATAGATCAGCTCTTCATCAACTAGTCCAAAAAGTTCAATCCATGAATTAAAGTTATCGAGATGCGTATATGCGTAATAAGTATTCCCCATTGCCTGCATAGCAGTTAGAAGGACGAAAAGAAACCAAACCATCGTTTTATTCATCTTATCCAAAGCTATAAGACTAGCTAACGAAGCAGCCGCTCCTATCTCAAAAGCAATAGCTAGAGATATTGCCAACCAATCAGGGTTAGAAAGCTTAAAGAAATCAATAACGTGTATCGTAGAAATTATGGAAACAACCAGATATAAGCTAACGAATGTCGTTATGATAAATCCACGAACTAGATTACTTCGCTTCATCGGTATTGATTTTATTTTTTATATCTGATAGAGATGCTCTTCCTTTATCAAAATCATCCTCGTAAATAAGGAAATTAAACATTGATTCATTCATCTCGTATTTAACCTGCTCCCTTGTAACCATCGTGTTCTGAATAGAATCGGTTTTCCCCGTTACTGTCTTTACATTTTTTTCAATCCGGTCTATATCTCTTCTAATACCACACTGTCTAAGAAGAATAACGAGCATTAATAAAAGCAGGATCGCCCAATAATTAGCTTTAATTTTTTCTACTATTTTCATAATTAAATAATTTTTACTATCTATATATCCAATTCAAAAACTATGGCGTACAAAAAAAGCTAGCATGTAGCTAGCTTTTTATATTTTTTAGATTAACCTAAGGTTATACCCTGCATAGCAGCAGCCAATTGTTTTTCTAGCTCTTTGATACTCGAAGCATCCGCTTTAGCATCATTTAATGCCTGATCGAAAACTTTGTACATTTTGATAAAACTCTCCGCACTATTAAGTCCAGTTCCTTTTGATTTGCTAAGGAAGTAATGGCTTGCCTCTAAAGGAAGTGCACCAAGATAGATCACGCCATCTTTGATGCCTTCTTTCTTGATTCTAGCAATTTGTTTATTGATTTCAATTACACCTAGAGCTTCAGTAGAATTCCATTCTGCTTTCTCTCTCATGAAGGTCTCGTATTCGGTAAATACAGACTCAGAGCAAGTTACTGCATATACCTTACTCTTAAGTTCTTCCTTTTTGTCGTGTATTTGCTTCTCTATAGATTCAACCAATTCAGAATCAACAATTACACTATTTTCGAAAGATCCAGACTGAGTGTTTTCAAAATCAACCATTGAAGATCCACCTGGCATTTCAATTTGCTCCGTGTTCATTTCTTGTGCTTTTTTCTTTGTCATTTTGTTTATTTTTTATTTTTTAGTTATTCTTTACGTTTTTGTTTCTAATCTATTTTAAAAATATCAAACTCTGTTCTATTTTGATTAAGGTATGCTCTTAGTGGTTCCCTGAGATCCTTAGCTGGGTAAATCTTAGGATCCTCTGGACCTAAATGAAGAAGGAACCCGCTCTCGGTCTCAATACCAATCTCCTCTAATATAAGACGATATAGACTTATCTGAATTGAATATTCATTATGGTCATTCTCATATAGATTATTGAAAGGTCTGAGTAATTTTTTAAATCTCCCCTTAGGGTGTTTATCATCCTTAAATTCACCGTTGGTTTTCCAGTCTCCTATTATTAAATGTACTCTTTCTGTTGATGGATCGAATAAAAGTAATGGCTGGTCGATTGTTCCAGCAAGCCTCCATTTTTTAGAAAATATCTTTAGCTCTGATTTTAATGGGGTTAGCTTATGTAGTCTTTTATTATAGACCTCCATAAATTTTAAGACTCTATCCTTAACATCCACATCATCAGGAATTTCCGGATTTTCACCCGACCAAAAGTCCTCTATGAACTTATGGACTAAAGTCCCTAAGTTTCTTGACACATCCCCCTTAGTTTCCCATTCGTTTAATATAACGGAAACATCCACTCCCCTTTCCTCAGCTTTTCTTTTCGACCAATATTCTCGATCAAAAGGAACTTTGAATATCTTAAGAAAAGTAGTAACTGAATCATACTTTACTCCTGAATATCTATAAACATGCGACTCCTCATGAAACGTAAAGTTAGAATCCTCATAGATTCTCAACTTCTCCTCTATTTCCCTCTTCTTTAATAATATTAACTCTTCAGACATTATAAACTAGATTAGAAGAAAGAAAATAAAAAACCTCTATAATAAATAGCCAGGGAGATGAGGACTATCTCCAAAATAAACCTTAAAATCCAAAGCCAGGTAATATATCTAAAAAGAAATTGATAAACGACCAGATATGATTCTTCGTCTGTCCCCTTAACTGGCTCTACCCACATTGTTATAATTTCTTCCAGATTAAGGGATTTAAGATATTCGTTTATTGGTTTTATTTCTTGTACTACAAAGGAAGGCCTGGATTCCCTAGGTAAATCCACAGAAGCAAGAACCTGTAAGGGGAGATTGATAACGGTATAAATCCTATTTAAATAGTCTCTTCTTAAGTTTCTTCTCTTCCACATTTGAGAATCCTTCTCCTCTTTTTTTACGATCCTGGTGTACTCTCTGTAGAGCCGTATTTCCTTTATAACTTTAAAAATCCTAAACATACTTCTTTCTATATTATATGCTAATGGGGTTTATTGTTCCCGCCCATCTTTTTACGGATTTTACCTCTGGCCCTCCTAATACGGGTTGCTATGGATCTTTTCTTGATCCCGTACTTTTCAGCGATATCCTTATATTTCATATTATTGATCTCCCTATCTATCATAATATCCCGATAAAGGTCGGGTAGATCTCTAATCTCATCGAGTACCGACTCATATATCTCGTCGACACTATTTTCCTCGCCAAATATAAAATTACATGGATCCTCTTCCATAAGATACACTCCGCCCAGATCACCGATTGAATTTTTGGAGGACAGAAAATCTAGCTCTGATTCATTATGAGAAAAATATCTTTTTCTTGATTTCAATAAAAGTAAAGATTCATTCCTTGCTATGTTATAACACCAGGTTGAAAAATTACCTCTTTCCTTATCGTATTGATCTATCTTCAACCAGATCTTAGCCATTGTGTTTATAAAAGCATCTTGTGCTAATTCGTTCTCCTTCACAATAAGGAAACAGTGATTTAATACGCCGGGTCTAAGTCTGTCAAATAACGGTTGAAATTCTCTATCTGATCTTGTCTCCATAAAATCCTCGGCTAGTTTCTGTATATTTTTCTCCATGCAGTAATTAAATATTTATTTTTATTATCTCTATCCCAGCTTCAGCAAGAAAGGATATCGATTCAGTTTTTCTGTAAATCTGATTAAAAACTACTCTTTTTATACCAGATTGTATAATAAGTTTTGAACATTCGTAACAAGGAGATAAAGTAACATACAAAACCGACCCATCTGAACTTTGAGTTCCTCTAGCTAATTTTGTTATGGCATTAGCCTCTGCGTGAAGTACGTAAGGTAATGTTACATCATTAATTTCACACCTATTAGGAAATCCAGTAGGTGATCCGTTATATCCATCCGAAATCACCGCTCTATTGTTTACTATCAAGCAACCTACTTTTTTTCTTTCGCAGTAAGAATTTTTTGCCCAAGTTTGCGCCATTTCTAAGTATATCTTATCGCTCCTATGATCAATTATAAGGTCAGAATCATCAGAAGTAAATACCCTATAGTGAAATAAATCGTTAGAATCTGTAAATTTTACAATCCTCCAATTAGAATTATTAAAAAACCGATCCTCTAGAAATGACAGATCTTTAAACTTAAACTCCTTAATAGCTTTTTCCTTGCGCATATAAATTCTCCTTCAGTATAGCTGCCAAATGTAACTATACGTCTGGAGAAAAAAAAATTTTATTAGATTCTTTTTGAATTTGGTCGGAATGGTGATTCTATAGTAGATACCATTAATGTTCCCTCCAATAGGGATACCATTCTAAATAATGCCGATTTCATATCATCTATATCGGCTTTTGATAGATTTGTTTCGGATTTTTCTGAACTTTTTCCTGCTGCTGACTCCGATTTATCTGATGCTACGGTTTCGCTCTTAACTGTAGAAGCTTCGGTGGTAGATGCTTTTGGTTGTTCTGCTTTTTTAGGTTCGATGGATTCAGATATTTCCGATTTCTTTTCTTCCTTCTCCATCTTTTTATTCGGGGCTTTTTTAAGAGGGAGCACATTGGAAAGCAGTTCCGGATTTTCTAAAGATTTCCCTAATTTATCCGCAGATGTTTTAATACCGATATCCGCTGCTTTTTTTAATAGAGGATTATCGGTCTTTATATTTTTAGATAGTAATCCAGCTCCTAAGCCTGTAACTTTAGAAA